ATGTATAGGCAGATCAAAAACTAATTTATTTAGGTAAATAGTACCTTGTTCTGAAAAACCTAATTTTGTTTTCTCAAAACTTAATTGAGTTATTTTTTTACACCCTGACCGATGGTAGAAAGAGTAAAATAAATCTAGTGCACCACTATTTAGATGATGATTAAGATGATTATATATTACACTTTCTATCATACTAAAAAGTTATTTGTATATGCTAAACCTAACTATCTTTTTATAAATCTAACAGACCTGCCGTCCCTCTTATCGTAGCTGTACTTTAACACAATGCCAATGCTGCTGTACATGTTGCGGTACCAAGCAGTGGTTATACTGTCCTCTGTAGAACTCCACCAGTAACCCTTGTAGCCAATGTCGTTGTAAATTCCAAAGCTGCCGCGTTCACCGCCAGGAAGACCTGTAAATAAGGACGTATTAGTAGCCCCTGTATTTGGACTAAGCCAATGACAGAATCCTACTTCTTTCATTTTACCTCCTGCCACAGTTAAACCACCTAGATAATCTGTTAAAACCGTCCATTCAGCGTCTGTAGGTACATGATACCCAGTAGGTGAAAAACCTCTAGCGTCATTAACAGCATACCAATTGTATAACTTTCCGTATGTAGCTTCATTAGCTGGATTATTGTCATAATAACACCAAGCACCTGTAGTTAATGCAGCCCAAGCAGTTGGGTCAGTTACTTGCGGTATGGTATCACCATTTGCATAAGTTGAAACTGTTGCGTTACAACCAGTCCAAACTTGAGTACCTATTGTTACATCATGTGCTACACAATTAGGACAAGAAATGTCAATTCTTTTTGTTTTATATATGGATTTTTTTAGACTAAACATAATTAATCTTTTATAAATCTAACAGAAAACCCACCTTTTTTATTGTAGTCAAACCTGACTGCATTGCCACTGTTGCTGGTTAGGGCGCGGCCCCAAGCATTGTTTGTACCGTTCTCTGTAGAACTCCACCAATAACCGAGGAGGCTAATGTTGGTAAAAGCTCCATCATAGCTGATGCGCGCACCACCAGGAAGACCTGTAAAACATGATGAGTTAGTTGCATCAGCGTTTGGATTAAACCAGTTTGTTGTGCCTACTTCTTTCATTTTACCTCCAGCTACTGGTAAACCACCTAAAAAGTCTGTTAAAACTGCCCATTCAGCATCAGTTGGTATATGATACCCAACAGGAGCTAAAAATCTAGGATCATTAACAGCATACCAATTGTATAACTTTCCGTATGTAGTACCATTTGCAGAATTATTATCGTAATAACACCATGCACCTGTAGTTAATGCAGCCCAAACGGTTGGATCAGTTATCTGCGGTATGGTATCTCCATTTCTATATGTTGTAACATCTAAATTTGAACAAGTCCATGTTTGTGTGCCAATAGCAATTTCACCATTTACACAACAAGAAATGTCAATTCTTTTTGTTTTATATATGAATTTTTTTAGACTAAACAAAATTAAACTTTTACGTTTCCTAATAAGTAATAAACTGTTTGAGAAGAACCTTGTTCTAAGTAAGCTTGGTCATATTGACCTTTAATTTTAGTAGCTCCTGCAGTTGCACATCTAAGGGTAACACCCCCTGACAACGTAAAAGTAACGTCTGCTGTACCATCTTGTATAAATCCTACTTGCATCCCTGTTTGAAGAGTAGCAGGTACTGTAATATTTACAGGAGTTGTTCCGTTTTGGACTATAATTGAATAGCCATTATCTAAATTTGTAAGAGTATAATTTGCTGTTATGAATTTTTGAGGATTTATCTCTGCCCAGTTAGCTTTTCCATTTCCAGTATCTTTTAGATATTTTCCTCCTTGAGATGTTTCTGAGCCATCTTTTAACTGAATTGAAAAATTTTGAGACCCACCAATAGCTGAGCTTACACTACCTATATTTACTGAAGAAGTTCCTGAAGCTAAAGATTCTGAACCAATATTTCCTGCGGTTGAACCACTAGATAAAGAATATAATGCTCTATTTATTGTAGACCCTGTCGCAGATGAGCTTGCGATTATAGCTTCTTTACCGTTATTTAATGACTCTACTTTTAAACCTGATTGATTAGGAGATGTCTCCACATATATTTTAAAAGAAGAGTTTGTAGGTGCGTTAACTCCAATTGAAGTTCCATTATCTTCTGTCTGAGAAGCAATCAATGGTGTGCTTGGTGGTCCAAATTTTACAACTCTATTTATAGGGCCTTCAATATCTACAGGTTGAAACGAAGCAAATTGTTGATTTAAACTGTATATTGCTGCGTCTATTTTTATAATAGTTGTCTCTACTGTATCCCCTGTATTTATAGATGTAGTTCCTAAGTTAACGTTAGTATATCTAACACAACTTGCGTCTACTTCAAACTTACACCCACAATTAGGTTGGCAATTACTCATTTTTAATATTATTAATGTTGATTTATAATAAGGTTGTATCCTTATAAATAGTAATTATAAGGCATAAGACCTATATTGCAAAAATACTAAGCAATAATATAACTAACAAAAAGATTAATTAATCTAAAACTTTTTGATCTTCAACTGTAAGTTGAGATAATGCAGCTGCCACAGACCCAGCTAATGCTAGATATCCTGCTAGTGCGGTAATTGATGCAGGTATTGCAATCGGTGCTGCTAGTATTGTAGCCCCAAGTCCACCTATAACAATTCCTATTTTTTGTACTTTTTTCCAAAATTTTGGTGTAGGAGATTTCCATCTTTTTACTACACTATCTGTATTTATTGATTTCATATTTTATTAGTTATTAAAATTAAAAATAAGTCGATAATAGTTTTAGCTTCATTAGAATAGTCATTGTAAGATTTAAGTTCATTTCCTAAATTTAAAATGCTATAATTTTCATCATGATCAAATAATTTTATTCTATTAAAAATTGTAATTTCATTGTCTAACTCAACATCATTTAAAATTAAGTTAGTATGCCCAACCAAGTCTATAAAATTATGATAGACTTCTTTTTCTAAAGTAGGTAAATCATCAACAAAAAAAATATCATCACTTGCAAAAGTGTCTGTATCTATTGAAAATGCTTCGTCAGGATAATTTAGTAATTTACAATTTATGTGTAGTGTTTTCATAATTATAGTTTTGTTGTTGGTATTATTAAGTTAGGGTCTACTATTAAACCAGTAGGAGTTAATACATCTGCAACTGTACTCATTTTATTCACATTAGATCTTACGTTATGCATCATTGTTTCTTTTGCTGCTTGTGTTGTTGAAACAAGATAACCACCACCACCTGTAATATAAGCTAAACAGTTATACATTTGAAAATTATTTATTTTAGCAACTCCTGCTCCTAAATCATCTTTCATAATTGAGGAAGTTGCTGAAACAAGAAAATTCTTATTATGAACAATACAGTCAACAAGTTGAATATTTCCTGGTGTTCCGCCATGAGGATTAATCCAATAATCAGCTCTATTAAACATAGAATTAGATAGGCCAATACCTTTAGAAAGTATATACCCTTTTTTAATTATAATATTATGCCAACCATTACCATTTAATGCTTTTGCATAGTGTTGTACAATTTCTATGTCAGAATACATGTTACCTGTAAAAGTAACATTACCAGTATTATAAACTGCAGTAGGACTATAACTAACTATACATGGTGTTGCACCACCTTCTAAATCACCATTGATAAATAAATTATCTGCATTTTCAAATACTACTACTGAAGCCATATTAGCAGTTCCATTATCTGTAAATGTTGGTGAAGTATTACGCATTACACCTGCATTAATAATACAAGTAAAATTTGAATATGCTCTAGTAATCCTTAAACAATGTCTGAGATTACCTGTATTTGTATTTTCAATTATTGGACAATTAATAATAACAGTTCCTGTCATTGATGCTGTTACTGTATTATGAAAAAAGACTGTGTCATTTCCAAAACCGCTTAGTTTATGTTTAAAATTAGCTACAACATCGTAATTAGCACCAGCACATAATCTAAATGGAAGGTCTGCAGTTATACTATTGCAGTCTACAACCAGCTTAAACAAGGGAGACGTAGAGTCAGTCATTACTATTCCAAAAGCTAGTAAACCTGAAATTCTATCAAATTGCAATTGTATATCATAAGTTTGCCCTGTCCCTGTTATTCTAAATGTATCATGGTTAGTTAAAAATACAGCATGCCCCAAAAATCTCCAAGTTATAGATGTTGTTATAGAAAATCCACCATCAATAATTACGCCTGGTTTACAATATACATTAACATTACTAACTGGAACTACCATTGGTCCAATAACATATGTACCTGCATTAAATATGATCCAATCACCTGCTACGGCTACGGCTGATGCAGCCGCCCATGTTAAAAAAGGTTTTGATAAGTCATATTTTACAGCTGTTGCATCATTTCCATATACTGAATCAATATATACTGCTTTAGCTTCTACAACAGTACCTGATGAATACCCACTAATGTCAGAAGTTGTTATTGTAGCCCAATTTGCTTTTCCATCTGATGTAATAGACTTAAGAAACTTTCCTGTAGCCTGTGTACTATCTTGTAATTGTATTGAGTAATTATTACTTGCTCCGGTAGCTGTAAATTTACCACCTATATTTGTAACACTTGCACCTGCAGTACTTCCAGAAACACCAATGTTAGATGCAGTGTTTGCAGACGAAGTTCCTGAAACACCTACATTAAAACCACCAGTATTAATACCAACAGATGTTCCGTTTAAACCTGTAACTGTATTACTTGTTAATCCACTTGTTGTGTTTATTGCTGAAACAACATCTATGATTGCACCAGCACCAACTATAACAAGTTTTGCGCTTGTGTTTATGCTTGTACCCACAGACAAATTTGTACCATTATCCTGAATTAAACTATTTCCTAGAGCTGTTCCATTAGGTGTCCATTTTGCTAAATAGTTTAGATTTCCTGATCCACTAAGTCCTGAACCTGCTGAAACAGTAGTCCATGAAAGAACTCCAAAACCATCTGTGGATAAAACTTGTGAAGCTGTACCATCTGAATTTGGAAAAGAGTATGTACCGTTTATTTCAAGTCTACCATCTTGTAAAATTCTTAATCTTTCTATTTCAGAAGCTGACCCAATTGACCCTACTTTAAATATAATATCAGAACCTCTTGTATTGGTGTTGTAATTTTCAATTCCTACTACTTCAATAGATCCTGCATAATTGAAACTTATTTTTCCATAACTATCTCCTGAAAGAGGATAAGAACTTGCAGAAGTAGTACCTCTGAATCTTGTTAAAAGTAAAGTTGGACTGCCATTTGAAGTTGTATCGTTGTTATATTTTCTAATTTCTAATTTTCCAAGATTAATTCCTTCACCTTGAATATATATTTCTCCAGAACTAACATTTGATAAACCAGGATTGCCATTCAAAGTCCCTTTGATATTAATTGACCCACTTCTTAAAATACGAGCTGTTTTAGTTCCTCCAGCATCTATAGTAGGTGAGCTAAGTAAATTCCAAGCTGTCTTAACAGTAGTTGTTACATTTTTAGTAACATAAGCAGACCCATTCCAAATCCATGTTGAAGAATCTACACTTGATAGATATAATAGACCTACTGTTGAAGGTGTACTAGGATCAAATAAAACTCCTGAAGTTGTTGGCGTAACTTTATCAAAAACTACAACTTCTTCATATGTGTCATCTTGTGTAACACTTACTACACCAGATGTAATTGTTAAACCTGAGCCAATTTTTATACCTCCTAAAACAGAAGATGTTGCTGTTGGCAATGTGTAAGCGTCTAAAAAAATTTCTTTTATTGCGTTATTATCCCATATATAGTATCTCTCTGTATTTTGAGTAAAATAACAGATATGATATGGGAATGGTGTAACTATAGCAGCTAAATTAGCTATTTGTACAATTTGAAAGTTAAATGAGTTCATTTATTGTTTTTTTAATTATGCTAATATTCCGTTTACAACTCTTGCACCAAACTGGTCTAAGTAAGATATAAAGTAGTTATTACCTTCTGCAAGGTGTATTTCTTTACTCTCTATTTTATATATTTTTGTAGCAGTTGAAAAGTTTGTAGATTGTATTCTACAGTTTGCGAATAATCTTATTACACCTGAGTTAAATGTACAGTTATGTATTTCCTGAAAGTAAGAAAATGCAAAAGATTTTAACACACTAGCTGTGATAGAAGTACCTGTATTATTATCAAATGAATCTGTAGAAGAAACCATTGTATTGCTATCAATAAAATTTATATTATTATGATAAAATTGATAAAGAGAAATAGTGTTATCTCTTAAAAAAGTTATCCTGTTTCCTTCAAAATCGCCTTCAATATTATTATTGATCATACTAAATATTTTATTTATTGTAAAATAACTACCTGAAAAAATATTATTATTGCAATTATCTATTGAATTAGATTCAAAATCAGATACATAAAAAGAATTATTAACAAAATTACCTAAGTTGTTTTTTGAAATTGAGGAAGCGGCTGATATATAAGAGTTGTTTGATGTACCTGTAAAAATATTATCTGAAATATTCACACCTAGTAAAGTTAAGCTAGAACTTGCATTAGAAAAATAATTATTACTTGCTTTACCAAGCATAACAATATTTGGTAAGTCAAATACACCTCTGTCAGGATTTGAAAAATAACCTATAACTTTGTTGTTTGAACTTTCGTCCGTAGCTACATAAGTAAATATTTTAAATTCAGAAGACACATTTCCGTTATCAAAAAAGATTGATGGATCATTATTCGCATCATCATATCTTTTGAATAAAATATTTCTATGATCGAAATCTGTTTCGTTTCCAAACTGATCTTTTCGGTAAATAATTCTACCCTTTGTAACTGTATTGTTTACTGGAGTAGTGAACTCTAGCATATACTCAATAGTATCTTTTGGATAAGCCTCTTGTTGTGCCTTTATGCTAATACTATTGTTTTTTAAAGCAAATACAATAATTGGTTCTACTGGTCCTTGTTTAGCAGCTACACTTGTTTTAGGTGCTTTTAATGCAGTGTAGTCAGGTTGATCATACATTGTCCTAAAGTCGGTAATTCTGTAATACGTTTCAGGGGATAGTGTACTTGCGTTTTTAGCGATTACTAAGTTTGCATGAGTGATATCTATTATTACACCACCTGTAGTACTTATTGTAATTGTATCGTTTGCATCTGTTAATACAATGTTGTTACCTGCCTGTATAGACTTTGCTGAAAGTACTCCTCCTGAAAAACTTTTAAGTAATCCTATCCCTGTGCCTAAATTTAAAATTGTAAAAAATATACTCTTAAACTTTTCTTTTATCTTCTCAAGTACACTTGTAAGTGTTTCTTGATAACCTACGCCTAGATACGGATATCCTTTTGCGGTAACTACACAATTTGTAGAAATTATTTCATCGCACTCTATAGATGCATTATCTACTTTTGGCTCTGTTGGATTAATACAATTTGGATCTATTGTACCTTCTAAATCGATAAACATTATATAAAGTTTTTAATTATGGTAATTTATTTAAAATATATTGCAATAACTGCTCTAGTGTCGCTGGGGTATTTCCACAAGCGTCTACACCAGGTATTGTTAAACCAAGACATGCAATACTTTGCTCGTATATTGGAGGACAAGTTACACAGCTTGGACAAGTTGGACATGGCATACCAATAAAAGTCATTACTTGAATAAGTTTCTCTTCAAGTGTTTTTATAGCTTCTCTAGCTGATACATAGTTTGTACTAACCTCTTGTCCACCTGAAATATTACTTGGTAAGTTAACATAACTGAAACAGCTTGTTCCAATATTACCTTGTTTTATTTCGTCAAAATTTATTTCATTACTTATTTTTGTAAGTATTACTGACATATCTTGTAAAACTTCTTCTACAGATATCTCACAAGAGTTTGGGTTTATGCTTGTGTCAGATGGAAGTACACCCTCGTACACGGTACAAGCGGAGTTTGATTTTTTACTACATCTGTTTGAAACTTCATTACAGCTCATAAAAACTATGTATTGATTTGTTTATTACTAATTCTCTTATCTTATCTTTATCCTCCTCTGTAACGTAACAAGGGGGATTGCACACTAAACCACTTAAAGAAAGTAAGTTAAATTGTGTTTTAAAACATACATCAGATTTAAAATCAAACCTATGTTTTTTTAATATATCCATTGAAAGCTTACGTATATTTACTAAGTACATTTCTTTAGTAGAAACATTACTTTTATTAATTAAGTTTTTTGTACTCACTTTCTATGTAATTTTTTAATGTATTTATGTATTCTTCATCAGGACATTGGTTACTTCCTGCATTTGAAAGTATAGAGTCAATCTCTATTATAAAATCCATATACTTCTGATCCATAGTATTGTTGTAGCATCTTACACCAAGACTTCTTATACTGTACAGTGTATTAGATACACCATTACAAAAAGAACTTCCGGAATTTGAATTACAAGAACACATATACTAGTATGCGTTTATTGGTTCTATACCCTTGCCTTTTCTTTCTGATAACTCTTCACAACAAGATAACAAGTCATCTAATAATGTCTGCGCTTGTTTAAATAACATTCCGGATTCTTTCTCCATGTCAAATGCTAAATGTGCTTCTGCACCTTTTAATACAAACTCTATCTCAACAATTTTTTGAAAAATATTTGAATCTTGCTTTACACAATTACATCCGCTATTAATATATAGCTTATTTAATCGCATTCTAAATAAATCTGTCTTAAGGTACTTTAATTTTTTATTATATGTTTCAGGAGATCCTTTTACAGTTATAATGTATATTCCATCTTCTAATGTTCTTTGCTCATCGTCTGGGCAATTATCACATTTTAATCCTAACATTGTAGAATTTAAAATATTATTTTTATTTTTAGTAAAATAGTTAACTTTAGGAGTCTTAAATCCTGGAAGCGTAACTTCAATAATAGATGGTTTTTGATCTATTAATCCCCAGTTAGAATAGTCTATTACATTTATGTAATAGATATCACTTTTTATATCAAAATCAATTCTTATTTTACTCATAATACAAAAATATAGTTAAAAAATCTTAAATTAAAAAAGATTGAATTATTTAAAACTCTAACTGAATTATGTTGTTAAAATATTTTCTACAATTCAAACCCTTCTTTTAAATGTTGTGGTACACTTTCCATTTCTTGAAAATCATTAAATAAAATAGGTGTCATCTCTAAAATTAAATCTGCAACAAATGATAACAAATCTTGTTCAGTCGATAATGTTCTATAAGAACATATATAGTCTGAAATAACAGGGTTTTCAGGATAAACTCTAATATTTATTTGATCATTACCTAATAAAAATTCTTGGTAAGTTAATATAAATTTTTCCATAGTTTTATAGTATTGAATAAACTCCTAATTTCATTAAATCAAATTGGCCTGAGTTAGTAAGTCCTCCACCTGTACCTTGAGCTCTTGAGGCAAAAAAGTTTAAACCTTGTGTTGCTGCAGGAAGATTTGTAGATAGTGTATTTTCTACAGAAACACCAGTTTCAGCATTAGTTACTTTAACTTTAACATCATTAGTACCTGGAGCATTGTAAATCAATACTGAATAAACAGTTGTTGATATTGCACCAGCCGTTCTATTTGCTGGTAAAGCTGCACCTAGATCAACTTTAGTACATGTACCTGTTGCATCATTGTGAAATATTTGCAAATTAGTATCAGCTGCCTCCGAACCAACACCTATGCAATTTATTAACGTACTAACTGCAATTGTTGATGTGCCCCCATAATTTAAATCAAGAATAGAACCTTGCATTCCGTAAAATTGTTGACATGTTGGTGAGTATGCTGTATCTGAAATATTAAAATCACAAGTGTATAAAAAACCACCATTCATAAACCACAACAGAGTTGTTCCTCTTGTTCCACTATATCTACCTGTAGATACAACTGAAGCATAGTATCTAGCTCCTATTTGTTTTGAAACAAAATTTGTATTTATAACAGCTCTTGATTGTACGGATGCACTTGTAGATAATGTTACACCGCCCTCTACAGTAACTGTTGCTGTATTATTATTGAGTACAGCACCTCTAAATGTGTAATTAGGTTTTTCATCATAATACCCATTTGCACCACCTGCTGAATATTGTGGTACATTTAAAGTGCTACCAACAAGAGTTGCAGCTCCTGATGATCCTGTTGTTGTTAGTGTAAGTCCTAAAGATGTTTTTGTAAAACTTATACTATAAGTATCGTCATCTACAAAAGTACCATTTGCACTTATTAAAGTTAATGTATATGCATTCCAGTCATTTCCTGTGTTTAATGTCACAGCAGTTACTAAATATAAACCATATACACCTTGAAGACTGCCAATTTGTAAAACATAACTTGAATTACCTTCTATCTTTGATAACCATGGATCAAAATAAACTGTATCAAATGTCCAAACTCTAAATTCAGTTACTGCTGCTGCAGAATAATTATTTGTTGCAAACTTACCTATATCATCTGGTGAAGTGAATGTCATAGATAACGTATTACCTAAATAACTATTATTTGCAATTAAGTTACCACTTCCTAATATACTAGAACCATTAATAGTTTTAATATTTGTACCGCTTGTTAATGCTGCTTGTTTGCTATTAAAAGTTGTCCAATCAGCTGAGCTTAGAGCACCTCTATTAATTGCACTTGCAGTAGGAAGGTTTAATGTAATCACAGGTGTTGTTGTTCCTGTTGCTACTGATGAACTTACATCTGTTCCGGTTGTTCCTAAAGTTAATGCAGCAACACTTGTAACCGTTCCACTACTTGTTGAAGCAATAGTAACTATTCCGTTGGATACAGTTCCTGTAGTTGTTAAAGTTATTCCACTACCTTCAGCTAATTTTATACTCCCCCCTGTACTTGATAAAGTTGCTGTGTGTGTAGTTGCATCTGAAGTATGTGCTAGAGTTTGATTTCCGGTATTTGTTCCTGATAAGGTTAATCCTGAATCTTTAATTAACTTTCCTGTAACGCCATCAAAAAGTGCAACATTATTAGTTACTGATGATGCTGGTCCTGAAACTGCACCATTAATATTTTTTTGAATTATATTCCAATAAACTCCTACAGAAGCTTGAGTACCTGATGGTGTTGTGTCATTGTTGCAAATCAACATATCTCCTATTTCAACAATTTCTCCAATTGCACCACCAATATTACCTCCTACACTTACTAAATATAACTCACCGGCATTAGCTGCTGGATAGTTTGGATTTGTAGAACAGTCAATAACACCTTTATAAACTAAAGCATTTGCATTACCTAATATACTATCCGTATAAACTTTAACCGCATTTTGTGTTGGATATAATGTATTTGATGTACCTAATGAAGTACTAGTAGATTTGTTTGCTTGATCTTCTTTAGTTTGCAAAGCACCTCTAATCCAAGTGTCAAAAGCAGGAGATCCTGTATAAATATCAAGAAGATCCCAAGATGAAGTACCTGGAGGGTATCCTGGATTTCCTGGATTAGAAACTCTTATAAAAAATTGACCAGGTATTCCATAAGGACTGCCTACAGGAATACTTACTACATTATCATAAGTATAAGAAGCACCATTATTATAATCACCTATATAGTTAATACCTTCTTCAACAAGAGCAATAGCAAGTTTAGTTTTTTCTGCAGCGGTCATTAACCCTGCATTTGTACCATCAGCTAATAAAATTGTAGCATCAGTTCCTGTATCAGAATTAATAACACCGTTTGTTGGAGATGGTGTATAAGTAAGGTTTGTATCAGTAGCTATAGATATTTCATAATAATCTAATTTACCTGTTGTTGGGTTAACTTTAAATGGCATATCTTGTTACTTTAATTTATTATCAATTTGTTGTATCATTTCAAATATTCTATGTATGTTCTCTGTTATGTGGTCAATTTTCTGATTCATATTCTGGATACTAAAATTTAACTCATTCTGAATATTCTGAAATTTTAAATTTTGCTCTGTTTGTAGATTTTCAATTTTTCCTTTATTTCTACCTATGTTTTCAGTATTAGCTTTTAACTCTTGTCTCATCTCCTTTAAAAAATAAACTATAATAGAAATAGCACCGCCTAATATATATAAAAGTATGTCAGTTCCGCCCATTATTATTAGTGTTACTATGAATACTGAATGTTAATTATATTTGATCCGTTTACAGCAGGATTTACATATGTAAATGTTTCTGTAATTGTTTCTACTCCTAAAGCAGTTGTACCTGTGTGTACAATAACTGTTACATTAGTAGTTCCAACATAATATGAAATAACTCTACTATAATTAGATGAACCTTGTATTCTGCTCAATTTAGAGAAATCCGGTTTAGATAAAACTTCAATAACACTCTCTAAGGTAGTTTGTAGAGAGCACATTTTAACGTTTAAACTAAGTATGCTGTTAAAGTGGTCTGGGTGAATTTTAGTATATGACATTTTATAAATATTGTATGATAAACAAAATTAATGGTAAATTAGAAAACTACCAAAATCATAGATTTTATTAAAACAAAAAGGAGACCAATTGGCCTCCTCTCTGTTGGTGTATCTTGAAATTACTTGCTGAAAGCAGTAACCCCTTCTCTTCCTGCTGAAGCAGCCAACTTGTTTAACAAGTTTTCTAAGTCTTTATGACGACCTACTTCTACGAAGAAGTTGTAATTGATATCATCGGTAGTTCTACCTGCAAAACCTTGAGTGTGGTTAAAGCTACTAACTTTCAATTTGTACTGAATGTATTGTACAGTACTGTCTTGCATGTTAGAAGTTTCACCTCTCAATAATCTTCCTAAGTAATCCTTATCGTTGTTTAACCCTCCGAAGTAAGCACGTCCTTCATTTTCTAAATGACGTAAGTTACCTGCTAAGTGAGTTCTGTGTTGTTGACGAGATAAGTATTTACCTTCGAAGTTACCTTTTGGTAAACGTCCAATACCTTCACGAATTTCGTCAGGGAATCCTGCTGCTACTTTGATTTGAGTAGAAGTCTCAGTGAAACCTATTAAGTTTCTTAAAGCCTCATCTCCGTCTAAAGTGAAAACACGTGATTTGAAACGGATACCTGCTTTACAGTTACCTGATTTCTCAGTAGTAGCATCTGCAAATTTACCCCAATCAACTGTATCAAATGATGCAGGAGCATCAGTGATATAAGCGTCTTTGTAAATTGCATCACACTCTTCACTAACTAAATTAGAGATAACAGAAGTAACATATTTAGTTTGACATCCGCCTTCAATATTAAGAACTGCTGCTAAAGTAGCGTTCAAATCAGTTGTAGTATTTGCTACAGTGATTGTAGGGAATGCATCTCTCAAGTTTTCGAAAGTTAATACAGCACCTGATGCTGAAACTTTGATTCCTTTAACTGTTGACAATGCAGCAGCGTGAGTAGTTACGAAATTAGCAGCTGTTTGTGCTAAATTAGTTGCAAAAGTTGCAAGGTAAGTAGTACCTCCAATTGTGAAAGTAGCTGAACCTGCAGTACCTGTTAAAGTAGCTGTTCTTTTTTGAGCAATATTAATTGTTAAATTACTGTATGCAGATTGTAACTCAACTAATCGATCATTTCCACATTTTGTGTCTGGTAACCAAATGTAGTAAGATTCTTTTACTGCTTTTAAAGCTCTTACTGTATCTAAAGTCCAAGCAAATGTAGTTGATGAATTTATAGCACATAATGTAGAAGCTTTACCTACTAATTCAATTGTAGCTGTATTTCTTGGTGCACCTGCTGCTAAGAATGCTGCAATAGTTGCATCAGAAAGTTTAGTTGTAAAAGATGCTGTATAGAAACCTACACCTGCACTGTTACCTTGTTTAACAACTGTACCTGTAGCATAACCTGTTAATGCTGTAATAAGTGCTGTTTGATCTGATCCGTCATCCTCAATAGTGAATGCATAAACGAAACCACCTGCTTGAGTTGTTCCAGAAGGACAAGTAGCACAACCAGGCATAAAAGAAGCTACTTTTAAAACAGCATTAGATGGTGCATTTTCAGAAGCTGGTAATAAAATCTCATAAGTAGAGGTTGAACCTTTTCTGTTAACTCGTTGTACTGGGTAGTTGTATTGACCTGCGATGATTGCTTTTGCAGAATCGTCACCTGTATCACATAATGATACTGTGTAGAAGTTGTAAGGAATCAAAGCTGCAGTCACATCATTATCACAAGATAATATTGGAGTGATATCAATGAAATCAGCTACAGTTTTTCCACCTGCCAATTGTTTTCTACGTAAACGCTCGATAGCTTCCATTACGATAACTTTAGCATCAACACTTGAACAATTAGTACAAGTATCACAAGTATCAAAAGGATCACATTCTGGGACATCTACATTGATTGCTACGAACTCAGTATCTCCTCTTCCACCTCTCCATTCTACTCCACCACCTTTTAACTCAAGAGCTAAACGGAAGTATGCGTCTCCTGTTTTAAAATTAAATTCTGTACCTGGAGTACCATCATATCCAATAACTACTTCGTCAACAACGTGCTCAATAATTTTTGGAGCTGAAACTGATAGCTCAACTATCTCATTTAAAGAAAAAGGTATTGTAGAGAAATCCTTGTCCGAATAAGATCTTCCTGGTGTTTTCTTTTCTTTACCAACTCTTAATGTAATAAATTTTTGGTCTTTAGCTTCTCCTGCGAAAGAGCTTAATACTTGAAGACCTGCAGCAGTTCCTTTAGACTGGTGTACAGCAGCAAGCTGTCCTTTAGCTAAAGTGTTAGAACCACCGCTTGTTTTAACTGCTCCATCAATGATGAAGAAGCTTCTGTCAAACGCTTTGTTTAATCCCATTTTTGTTTAATTTAAATTGTTATTTGATTATTAATATTCGGAGGATATTCGAGCTTGATTAATTTGAAACCCAGTTATATCTCCATTTGTTGCTGTGAAATCTTTTGCCATTATAAGTAGAATCTTTTCTATGGCTCTATCGCTAAATTCAGGATCTATACTTACTGATGATACACCATCTTCTTTAAAGTATCCTTCAATGTCTACTTTATTAGGATATCTGTAATAAGATAAATAAGCTGAATCTATATTAAAATTATCTTTGTATACTACTAGCTTATCAGATGCGGTAAAATAGAAAGTTTCTCTGTATTCAAAAGAAGGTTTATTATTTTCATCTGCTAGAAGCTCTTCAGTATTTTCACTCTTTGCTTCAAAAGTAATAAGTTTTTGATTTATACAAGAACCACTACTTGCAAAGACACTGACATTAGATAAATCAAAATAATCTTTTGGTAGACTAAATTTATCAAAGTAGTATAGCTTCTCTGAAACTTTTAATTCAAAATCAGGGATAAGAAAAGAAGCTACTTGACGAATAGCATCTTCATTCTTCTTCTCTAAAACCCAAGATAAGTATTTTATTGATGCGCTATTAAAAAGAAATATAAATCGAATTTTGTCTACATTTACATTGTTATTAGTCATATTTCTATTAACAATGTCAACAAATCTTATATAAACTTCTTCAACTTTCATTAGCTATTTAGCATTATTTCTTTTTTAATCCCTGCAAATTTTGAATTTTTTACAATTGATGATGCGGCTTGTTTTAAGTCTGGACCAATCTCATTACTATCGTAATAATATAAACCTGAAGTTTTTGTTACTTTTCCTGTTGAGATTAATTTTCTTAACTCTTTGTAAACATAAACTTTTTCAAGCCCTTTTTCTGTCTCAGTCTCTTCAACTAATGCATTGAACATTATAATATTATCATCTTGACCTTGATCTAGGTATGTACTAAACATACTGATTAACGTAATGTCATCTACTGTTTTAGACGGATTAATGTCTGAGTAACTTAACATTGCTAATAATCGTTCTTTGTCTGATGATAGTAAGTTTGTAAAAGAACCAACTGCTTTGAATTTTTCTAAAGCTCTTTCATCTTTAATCTTAACATCTTTATTTATGTCGACAATTGTGTAAGATGAATCGTTGTACATTGTGTTACCTTCTTGTCCTTTTGGTGTTAACTGATTAGTTAGTAATCCAAAATATAACTCAATTGTATCAACTGGATCATTTGTATTGTATACTCTTCCTGAAAAAGCTGTGAATCTTTGTTTTAAGAAAAACTTTTCATTATCTTGCTCAAACGCTGTTGAATCTCCTATTGCCTTTCTATAAGGCTCAAGCACATTTCTTCTAAGTGCTGTTATTAGCGGTTTAACTGAGTCTTTATCTTGGGTTTTATAACAGTGAGAAAATTCATAAAAACCTGTGTCCCAAGTACCTGATCTTCCTCCATCTCTAGATATAAATCTTACCTGAAATGTATCTCCAACACCTTTGGAAGGAAGTTTAGAAACCCCTGCTTTGATAAAACCAGATGGGGCATCCATGTCTCTTTTGTCCTTTACGACATAGATCGAGTCTTTTTTTACCTCGAAGTCGTTTATTTTAAATAAAGTATCTTTCATTGTTTTTTGGTTTATTTATACAAATCTACAAAAACTAATTCAAAGATACAAAATTATATGGAAAATTAAGATAATAAGGAGGAATTTTACTTCCCCCTTATATCAATTTATGCTCTACCTTTTTCTTGTAGTTCGATTGTTACGTAACGTGTAGTATCTAAAACTAAAGCAGAAGACTGAGAATATGCCCAGAATGATCTACCCATTTGTTTCATAGAAGACTGTACGTTTTGGTATTGACTTCCGTCTGCTGTACGTCCTTGCTCATAACCATAAGTTACGTGAGGTTGTCCTGCAGGCTTGATGTAATAGATGTTAGCGTTTTTCTTACCACCTTCAACTAAATTAGCATTTCCAATTTTCTTAGATACGTTAGAGTATTCAGGGTTAGTTGCATCCCAAATAACCAATGAGTTAGTTGTGTGTGCAAAACCTTCTCCGTACATACCTGTTGAGAAACGATCTGTGCTTGGTAAGAAATCTAATGATGGATCATGTTCTACCAATACTTTACCAATACCAGGAAACATTACTTCAGTAATTGCTACACTAGCCATTGATAATTTGTCTAAGCTTCCGGAGAAAACTTTAGAAGGTAATTGACCATCTTGTCCTAACATACCTGCTGGTAATCCGTTTAATTGAGAAACTGCGTGCTCACGGAATAAATGCAACATATTTTGGTATGCCATGTGTCCAGCTTTAAATTTAACGAAACGTTCGTTAACTGGAATGTCAGAGTTTTGGAATAAGTAAGAAGTAGCTTCGTATAAGTGGTCAATCACAATTCCACCTGGTTTAGCGTACTTGATTAATTTACCTCTACGAATCTGGTGCCATACACCCTCGTTAACTCTTTTAACACCATTGCTTGTGTTAGTAGTAGCTGCTTTAGCAAACAAAAGCTCGTTTGTTTCCATCATAGCTAATTCCATCAAAGCTAAATACTCTAATGTAGTACCAACTAATCCTGGAGTAAGATTTCCTGTTTTAGAATCTTTCTTAGCAACGAACATCATGTTTTTACCACCAAGTGCTTCTAATTGTCTTTCAATTTTATCAGAAATACCATTAGCAAAACCTGTAAGTCCTGCAGCTTTCATACGACCAGCTTTACCAGTAACGAAAGTTTCAATACCTCTTGGTTCAGATAAGATGAACTCATTAGTAATTGTTCCAGCAGCATCTTTAATTAAAGACAATGAACTGAAAGCAGTGTCAAACTCAGCAATTTTGTTAGTTAATTTGATCCACTCACGACCAGCTTTTAAATAATCCTTAGGGAAGTATTTAGTACGATCGTTAGTTTGCATTGTAACATAGTGTAAGTGGTTTTCACCAACTTGCTCTACATCGTGCTCAGAAGAAACCATAACTTGCTCACCATAGATTGGGTCATAAGTAAGGATATCTCCTTTTGTAAACTCTTGGTTTAGTACAATTTTGAATACACCACCATCAATACCAGGGAAGTCATACTCTTCTGAAGTGTCTTCAGCAGTGTAACACTTAACCTCTGTACGGTCAACTGGTAAATCATAAGTTATTGATTGTCCTTCTTCAACTTCTAATACAGCTGATTCTTTGAACAAGTCTCTTAAAAATGGCATAGGTTTTTTATGAGATGTTGCGAACAACTCAATAAGACCTAAATGCTTTCTGTGAGAAGCTTTATCGTCCATTAAATATGTAGATACTTTTGCAGCATCCATCCATCCCATAGATTTAACCTCCTTCACATTTGTAAAACCTACAACGTAATCTCCGTTGATGGATTCGTGAATGTCGAATTTGTTTTGTGACATGTTATTTTTAAATTTAAATTAGTTACTTAAGTTGTGATATGTTTACTATTTTATTAGATGAAGGAGTTTTTGAAATTTCAAAACTTGAATTTGATTTCGGAATAATCTTTAACTTTTTAGCTGCATTCATTTGTGTTTCTCTTACAGCGGTTCTTGTTAATTGACTAATGAACTCTTCTTCATCTAACATAAATAAAGCTAACATTGATGCCTTCTCTGGATTCATTCTCCATTCGTTATAGACTTCATCAATTGCTAACTTGCCGTTTTCTTTTATCGTTGTGGCAAAATCAACTATTTTCTTTTTTGCTGTGTCTTTAAGTTCAAACTTTTTAAGTTCTTCTTTTAAATCACTTGCGTATTTTTTAAAGTTATCTTCGGCTTTCTTTTTATTATCTTGAGAAATCCTTAATTCATCCTCTAGTTTTTTGTCAATAGCGTCTCTTAATTTATTGAAACTATCTTCAGCAACATTAGCAAGTGTACCCTCTTGCTCATATGAGTTTATTAATCTAAGTGTAGAATCCTCATCCAACCCTGCAGCCATGTTACGTAAGTAAACTATTTCTCGTTGGTCCTCTACATTACTGATGTCTAAACCTTCTAGTGGGTCTAAAAAACTACTTCGTATTTGAAGCAACTCTTTTACATCACCACCATTCTTATCAATTTCAATGAGCTTTTTAGTAAAATCAGAAACACCTTCAGATGATATTTTTCCTCTTACTGCTTCTTCTTTTAACTCGTCAATTTTTGCTTGAGTGATTAGTTTAAAAGTTTCTTCATCTAGATCGATATCTTCGATGTTTACTTCTACTTCTTCTCCATCAACAACTTGTACTATTGTTGCAATTTCGTCTGCACCCCAAGTTTCTTTTAAAGCTTTTTTGTAAAGTTTAGATGCTTCACTTTCTTTTTCTTGATCTTCATCAGTAGTTTTAATGTCAAGAATAAAGTCTCCAGTTTTATCAACCTCATCTTCTTTCTCTTCTGTTTTTAAAACTTTACTTTTTTCTTCAACATCTTCATCATCGTTTTGATTGAACATGTCTCCAAATACAGAGTCATCTTTTTTAATGGCCTTGTCTAACTCTTTTTTAGTTTCGGCTTCTTGACTTGCTGAAATCTCTTCAGTAGTCTTTGGTGCTTCTGTTGAAGACAATAAACTCTCTAGAGTTATGACTTCAGCTTTTCCGCTGTTTTCCATACAAAATTATTTTTTGGTTTTTGATTTAACAAATTGATATTTAATTCGTAATACTATTATTGCAATTATAATGAAATATCAAATTTTCTAATTTTTGTTTATTGTAGCTACATATTCCTTGCTTTGACGTGATCTTGATCTTTCTTCAAGTTCCTTAGCTTTCAGTTCTAGCTCTTTAATTTTAATCATTCTTTGGTCCTCTGATTGTTTCTCTTTTAATCTAAAACTTTGAGCATCATTTTCAAATCTTAAATTAAGGTCTTTTTCTTTAAGTGCGTTGTCTGCTTCTCGGTTAATCTGATCAAAACTAGCTGAATCTGACTCTTTATCCGCAGCTCTACCAAGTGCTTGAATTCTTTCAGATTCAAGTCTATTTGACCTATCTTTATCCTTAGATAGTTCTAATCTTTCCCATTGTTTATTTGAGTTTTCATCGTCAAGTTGAGCTTTTTGTTGTATTAATTGTTGTTGTTGTTGATATTGTGCTTGTTGTTCTTCGTCTCTTCTTGCTCGTTCTAATTTAGCTATCTCTACTATATCAGAATAAGAATCTGATCCGATTAATCTAGCTAACTCCATAGTGTCTGCACCAAGAGTATTTTGTTGCATTATAGCTTGTTTCAACAATTCCAATTCTTTTCTCTTCTGAGAATCGAAAGTTGCAATAAGGCCAAACCTTCTTAAAGGCAAGTCAGGATCCTGTATTTTTAAGTACTGAATAGATGCGTCTGATTTAGTGTAGTATATTGATAAGTCCTTTTTATTAGACTGACAATATTGTGCAACAGCTAAATGAAGTTCTAATGCTCCCTTGTTAAAGTATGAGAAGTCAGTATGTATTCCTGAAATCTGTGCAACATTTGTTTCAGCATTGTTTCTTACTCCTTCTGCTGTTTCATACTTAGTAGCTTGATTTAAGATAGGATTAATTCCGATTAATTCATAAGCCTTTTTTTGGAAAAAATCTGCTAACTGAACTCTTGATTGTATTTCTGCTCCGTGAGTTACGTTAAGAAGTTGTATAGGGTTGCTACTATTTGTTTGCTTCTGAGAATCCAATGAAAAGTTTCCAGGCATGATACCAACGTTCTTAGCTGTGTTTCTTAAAGCAATAAGTGCTTCTTCTGCGTTACCCCATCCATCGTATTCAGACGGAATTAAATCTGTAGAAAGTAAAAGGATTACCCCTAGTTCTTTTTCGATCAGATTTGTGATCTGATTCATACAAAGGTTATACTTTGCTTGATATGGTGCAATCTTACTAACTAAGCTTTCGCCAACCATACCTGCAACAGGTAATAATGTATCGTAATCTGAATCACCTTTTATTTGGTGTTCCATTGGCTCTACATCAACATATATTGGTTCTTTTAAGTTTGCACTTTGTATTTTTACACCATAGTAAGTAACAGGTTTTAACTGCCACTTTAATGTATTTACTTCAAATGAAGTAATAATATCGTGAATTGATTCTTTATAACTTTGTTTGATTCCTTTTTCTTTTAGGAAATCCTTTAAAATATCTTCTGTTACTTCCTCCGTGATTACTCTTCCGTTTTCATTTTCATAAGTAAGGTATCCCCAATAGTCATAACAACGAAAATATACTTCAGTAACTTGACACAAATCTTTTCTATGTTGAAAATCATCCCTCAATAACACTGCTAGTGATGAGTATAACCCATTTTGACCATTATAGTGATTTGGTAAAAATCTTTCTCTAACTGTTTGTGAACCATCTTTATTAAACTTCGTCTCAATACCCATTGGCATATTTAGTTGATCTTGAAGCCCTAACATAAAGTTGTAGTCACTATAACCTTTGAAAGGAGTAGTTACTGTTTTAAGAAAGTTAGAGTTAACTGCCTCTTCAATACTTCCTGAAGCATAATTATTTGATACATAGTTCTCCCACGTAGTATTTCCTCCTAATAGTTCTGCTTGTTTATCTGTAGATATTTTATGTCCAAATTCTTGAATACATTCTGATGGAGTATATGGTTGCATTCTACCTGCGTATTCTCCTTTTTGAATATTTTGTACCTCTACTTCCTTAGAAAAAAATGTATTTTTAGCACTCCAATTTCTTGGAAAGTATTTATCATGGTAAATTTTGTATTCTCTAAATGCTCTTCCTGAAGTAAGATACTCTTTTAATGATTCTTTTCCTAACTTAAGTAGGTCAAACCTTTCTTTATCTTGATCTAGTGTACCCTCTGCCCATCGAGCACCAATTGTCTTAAAACTACTTTTAGTAGATTTTGATAATTCAACCGGGGTATACTTTTTCTTTGCTTCTTCTAATTGTTGCATGAAAGCTTGTTGTTCTTCTTCGGATGAAAATTGTTTACCATCTGGAGTAAGTCCGTTTTTAGCTAATTCTGTATCAATTATATTTTTTGTAATATCTTCAAGTAGTTTTGAAATCTCTTCGTTTTTATGTCTCAAGAAATCATTCTCAGCTATTTCTCCAATATCTGTAACATGAAATTTATCTTGAAAGTCAACATATTTATCTACAATAGTATTTATGACAATACTTGTAATATCGTGATGCTTCAATTGACTAGGTATACCTACGCCATCTAATAAATCTTGTAATCCGTTTAAGTGAGGAAGAACTTCTGAAAGTTCTTGATAAGTCATTTTAGAACTTACAACCCTATAGTTGTCAAAGAAAGATAAATTTTCATGAAGTTGTTTTAATGCAATATTTTCAAATGCATCCATTACAGCTTTTTTCCACTTATCAGTTTTCTTTATACTCCTCTTAAGATGTAAAGGAGGTAAAGCATCTGTACGACTTACTGAATCTATAAAACTTGTATTAAACATAAGGCAAATGTATGGAATCTAATATTTATAATAAAAATTATAGGAAATAATCATATTAGAATATCTTCAACTTAACATTTGAAAATATATTAATATTCGGCCTACTTCTTGTGTCAGATCCTTGAAAAGACATTTTATTATTTTCTTTTTCTTTTTGAATAGGCCTCATATTTAATTTATCTAACTCACGAGCATAAGCTAAAGCGTGCATATAAGCTGTAATACGGTCAAAGTTTCCTCCTTTTTTAAAGGATAGCATCTCTTTAAGTAAGTCAATATCATCTATAAAATCAACTCCATGTTTTACTATTTCATTTCCATCTTCATCAATACCTACTACATGCTCTTCTTTTGTAAAATCTACAACAAGATTAAACATATATGACTTATTACCAGCTGTTGGATATACACCAAACTTTGTAGTAAGTTTATAATTACCTGATTGAACAGAGTTTGAGAATGAAATAGATGTAGCTAAGCACTGTTCAGATTTATTTTTTGTGTCTAAGTGTTGTTTAAAACTGACATCGACTGCCTCCATGTTGCATAATGAATTCCAAATATCAATGTGCTTTTCACAGTCTTTATGAAAATCACCATGTCTAAATGGTCTCGTAGTGTGAGACAAAACAATCCTTTCACAAGGAGAATTTGGTTCCAAATTTCTTCGTTTAATAATATAAAAAGCACCTAGAGAGGATGTCTCTGATTGATCAAGTTTGTAATCATCGAGTCCGGAAACATAAGTAAATTTAGGAGGTGCAATTTCAGGTACATCTGCAAAAAGTATTGCAGGTGCGTCTGCCTCACCACCAGGATGACTGACTTCTGCTCTTTTCTTAGGAGAGAATTCTTGCATAACTTTTCCATTATGCCTATACACTTCAATATTTTTTCCAAGCAATCCTTCGTCTTCAAGAAATCTTATTCTTTTGTCAATCAGAGCTGTTGGAAATGGATTAGAACTTGAAGTTAAGAATACATCATCTATTTCTAGAGGATAGTACATACGTTGTTTTTCTTTAGACTCTTCTTTTTTAAGAGAGTTTAATTTTTCTGTAAGTACTTCTTTTGCTGTTTTCCAGTCTGTGATTTGTACTTTTATTTTATTTAAACCTTCATTTTTTAAATTTAAATGTTTATCTAAAGTTGTTTCTACTTTTGGAACTGCTAAACGATAAGACATTTGTGCAGGAACAAATATAGAGAATTTTTGTTTCTTACTTCTTTCCCAGGTTACATAATCAGGATCCACGTTTCTTTCAAGTTTATCCCAATCCATTGTAATCAAAGAATAATCTTCTGGATTAGAAAGTACGTCTTTCGCATCTTTTGATAACTCCTCATTACCTGATGTACCTGATAATACATGAACTAATTTTGCACCAGTTGGTGTAATAAAAGATGGAAGTGCTGAGTTTAGGATATCTTTAAAATTAAATTTACCTATCTCATCCATAATAAAACCAACCGGAGATAAACCTGCACCTTTTTCAGATGACTTAGCTGTCCCTTTGTTTGCGTTTGTTATAGATATGTGAGAGTGAGGTAATCTAAAACCATCTTTTTCTTTTAATCCGATCTCAACAAGACTCTCCCATTCAGTTATTAATTGCGGAATAAAAAATGCAGGGTTTACTTTATTAAATCCTGTTTGTATTAGTTTTGAAATTGCTTTTAAATCTAAGTCACTTCCTCCAATAACAGAGGTTGTACCATTTGCTTTTATAGAGTTTGTCCAAGTAATCAAAGATGATAATGCAGTAGATTTAGCAAAACCCCTTGTTCCAAATAAGCATATTCCAAGATTATTCTTTTCAGCTTCTTGGTAGTTTTCTATTATGTACAAAAAGTTGTCATCAATTGGTGGACACATAATTTTTTCAATATCTCTTCCTTGAGCATTTTTAATCGGAATTGGTGTTTTGAAGAAGTTTATGTGCCAGTAAAGCCAAGGGTGCATATAGTATCCATTTATCATTACACCCTCGGTAATTTTCCTTCTTTCTTGTTCGTAAAAATCTAAAGTGCTTATTTCTTGATCGAAATAGTTCTTCTTAGGATCCCATCTTGGTGCATCCTTAATATTTATAAACATTTCATTTGAAGAAAGAAATTGGCTCATATTATATTTTGCTAAATATTTGTTTTAATGCATCGTCATTTATTGACTTATTTGTTTCGTCTTTAAATAATTTTATTATCTCTTCGTTAGCTTCTTTAACTTCACCTGACTCTAATCTAAAAAAGTACTTAGGTTCACTACCTAAACCTTCAAACAACATATTGTCTTCTTCGTTTAGTCCTAACTCTATTTCTCCAATCTTTATCAAGGGGTATAAAACACTAAGTAGACTTCCAATATGATTAATATCTTGTATGTATAGTGCTGCATACTGATTCATTGTTACATACTCAAGCAACTTATCTTTTGCATCTTCAAAAGTAGCCTCCGGATTACTAGTTTTATACTCTTTCAGCTTTTCAAATGCCTGATTTACTTCTACAAGTTTTTTATCAACCGCTTTTCCTAACTGAATTGCTTCTCTTACTTGAGTAATTATTTGATCTTTAATTTCCATTTTTATGCGTATTTAAGGTTTCTTTGTTTTTCTTTCTTTAGAGACTTCTCTAAAGCTGTATAAAAATCTTCATCACTTATTGAAAGTAAATCTGATTTTGTAAAATTCTCAAAATTTGTCATGCTCTTTAGTGCAGTTAAAATCGTCTGAGAAAAACTGTATTCAGGAATCTCTTTCTTGAACTCAGTTAATTTTTCTTCTATAAAGTATCTAAAATTCATTATTATTTAATTGAACGGTATCTAATTAGTACTAACTCCTGTTTTTCATTAGGAAATCCGCAAAAGAAAGTAATTGTTTTTTCATTTAAACCCTCTCTAAAGCCAATCGTACTTAAGTTAACTGCTATGTTATAAGAGTTTTCTGTTTCTCTTTCGATTACTTCAGGATGAGTACAACCACAAGATACTTCATATTTTATAACTTCAAACGGATTTTTATTTTTTATTTTAAATTCCGTCTTTAAAACATTTGCAGACACTTGACCAAAGTCAAATAAAAACTCTTCTCTGTCGTTTACTTTAGTTACTGAGAATATTGCGTCTGTACCTTGATACTCGATAAAAAAAGTAGACTTTTCTAACTCAAAGTCAATTGCTTTCCATTTTGGTTCAGATCCTGGTACTTCTGATAATCCACAATCAGATGTTCTAGATCCACACTTTCTTTCAATACAGCATCCACAGGCTGTGCAGTGATTTCCTTTATCACATAAACCTGACTGTATTTTTAACTTAGATCCGAAACTTAATTTTTCAGGATCAATGTTAGCAGAGTTAAATTCGCATCCATTGCAAATATCTAACCTTTTTTCATACCAATCTTGCCCAACAGGAATAGGATTGATAAATGCTTTCGCAATTGTTTTTACTTTTTTAAAACTCATATCCATTCTTCATTTTGTGTTACTTCTATTTTTTCTAAGTTATTACTTGTTGTAAAAGCAAAGTCTCTTAGTTTAGACCTTGTTCTATGTATTGTGTACTTACCTCCTGTTTTTTCTCTTATCTCTTCTATCTTAGACCAAACTAGTTTTGCTTCTTTGGAATCCGTTCCGTATTGCTGTACTATTCTTTGATGCTTTTTTCTGAGACCACCTTCTTTAAGGTAAAAAATTCCAATGTGAGGCACTTTAATTGATAAATTTGTTTTTGAAAGGTTTTTTATTCTATTTATTGAAAAATTTAAAACATGCTCAACTACCTTTTCGTCTTCACCAAGTTTATCTGCAACTTCTTTTATTATATCTTTTTTGTAAATAACTTTTTTACGCTGTTTCATCTATGTACAAGTTAAATAAAAATAAAGTTTTTTCCGAATTTTTTCCTTTATAATAATTTGATAAAGTTTCTAACTCAGTATTAAGGTATGAATCTCTAGTGTTCATACTGCTCTTTATTAAAAAACCACCTTCTCTAAGTTCAGAATTTAAACAATTTAAGTTTGTTTTCTTAAGACTAAGTAAATCACATGCGTAATCTTTTGACTCACTGTTATAACCATACTTTATGTATATCGATAACAAAGTAACAAGTTTTGATCTAAGCATTTTTGACTTCTGTCCAGTCATAGTTTTATAACAAGAGTATATAGTTATAAGATTCTTAAGAACCTCAAACTCATTTTTTGATTTTACATCTGTTTTAAATACTTCCACTTTTAAAATTTTTTTGCTAAAATAATAATAAAATATCATATTTACAAATATTATCAAAAAAAAATTTGATTTATTAAAAATAAATGTATATTTGCATTATGAACTTCGAACAGTATCAAATGGATGTATGGAACGGACTACCAAATTTGGTGGTGTCTGACGAGTACTATGACAAAAATTCGGAGCTATTTCAAAGCATAACTTATGAATTTTATAGGTTATACGATAAATATGATGGAAGTAAATTTACTGTAAATGAGGTCATTAAGTCAATTGAAGTAATTTTTTCTGGAATTTTAAAGATTGGTTTGAGATAAATTCATACTTTTGTAAAAATAAAATGACGTGGAGCAGTCTTAATTGACGCACGTTGATCAACTAAAAGTTGAAAAGCTAAATGGAAGTGAGGTTTCTTCGGAAAATATTCGCCAGAGGATGGCAGTTTATAAGCTTTCTGCCAGTTTTGCGGAGTAGGGTAATAAAAACCCGGTGGTGCAATGACAAAAAAAGCTAGAGTGATGCCAGGATTTGGTGTTTTTCCGGTCACTTGGACTAATTTAGTCTTCCCTACCTAATTCTTAACTATTTATATATCAATACATTATATTTTATTAAGAGGGGGTAAGGGGGTGTTGGTTTACCAAAAACCCATAGTAGAGAAACCCTGTAAAGAGTAAAAGATATCCTACTAAAATTGGCAAATAAGAAATCCTAGAGGTAGCCGAGAATAATACTTAAAGGATTTCAAAAAAAAAACCCACACACAGTAATAAAAAGGATATCCAAAATACTAAAAAATATTAGGTAGAGTATATATAGTGTTTTCCTGAATTAAGGGATGTTGTGTAATATTTCTTCATTTTAGGATTTTAAGTATTATTTCAAAAAAAATATACTAATAATAGTATAATATATTTTATTATTTTGTAAATTTGTTAAAATATATTTATATGGTAAAGGTTAAAGAAACTAGCAGTTTAGATTTGCTTAAAGACGTAATGGATAAGATAAATAAATCTTATGGTTCAGGTACTGTTTATGAGTACAAAAATTTTAAAGGAGAAGATAAAGAACGAGTACCTACAGGTTCTCTTGGTCTTGACTACATAACCGGAGGTGGATGGGTAAAAGGTCTAATGCACTATATTTCAGGTTTTGAATCTTCAGGAAAGTCTACTATTTGTTTATACGCAATTGCAAAAGTTCAACAAGCAGGTGGAAGAGCTGCTTATATTGATCACGAATATTGTTTTGACAAAGCTTACGCAGAAAGTTTAGGTGTAAATGTTGATGAATTAATTGTATCACAACCTGATACAATAGAAAAAGGATACCAAATACTTGTAGATCTTGTTTCAACAGGTTTAATAGACATAATTATTTTTGACAGTATAGCTGCAGCACAGACACAAAAAGAAGCTGATGGAGACGTTGGTGATCAAACTATGGGTGTAAAAGCTAAGCTAAACTCTACTACATTCCCTAAAATAACGCAAACATTACATAAGCATAATACCATTGGAATTTTTGTAAACCAATTACGTGAGAAGATTGGGGTTGTCTACGGATCTCCAATTACTGAACCAGGTGGAAATGCGGTTAAATTCTACCCCTCTATAAAAATTGAACTACGCCAGTCTGAAAAACAAAAAGATGGTGATGGTATGATTACAGGAAATTTGGTAAAAGCTAAATGTACAAAAAACAAAACAGCTCGCCCATTCTTGGAAACAGACTTTATTATAAACTACGGAGAGGGTATTTCAAAAGGGATGGAAATATTATCATTTGCAGAAGATTTAGGACTTGTAAAAAGAAGTGGATCTTGGTATTCTTACGGAGATATTAAACTTGGTCAGGGGGCTAATAATGTTGTTTTACTATTAAAAGATAATGTTGAGTTGACAAATGAGTTAGAGTCTGAAATCAGAAAACAACTGTTTGTATAATGGCAAAGAAAGTAATAGAGCATTTTTGGTTGTACAGTGGTAAGAAAATTACCTCTGTCGGCCAATTGCCTGAAAATTCTGTTGGATTCATATATATAATAAGAAATAAAAATAATGGTAGATTTTATGTGGGAAGAAAATCCTTAATTTCTACTTTAAAGAAAAAGCTTACTGTTAAAGAAAAGCTCCTACCAGGTAATTCTAGAAAAACATTCAAGACTGTAACATCTGAGACAAATTGGTTAAAGTATACTGGAAGTTGTAAGCCATTAAACGAGGATATCAAACAAGGAAATGTATACGAAAAAGAGATACTGCAAGTTTGTTACACTAAAAAACAATTGTCTTATTATGAGATAAAACATATTGTTTGTGTAAACTGCTTAGAGAGAGCAGATTGTTATAATCAAAATTTATTAGGAAAATTCTTTCCTTCAGATTTGATTTCATAAAATTTATTTAATTTGCAATTAAAAAAACACGAACCTAACTTTACAATAATGGAAAGAAAATGTATAAAAGAAGCAGACGGTCTAACCATAAATAAATTTTACAGAGTTGAGCCAATTGATAACAAAACGTATAAAGTTTATAACGACAAAAGAAAATTTGGTGTATATTCTTATGAAATTTTTGAAGTAATTACTAAACAAATTAACTATGCTAAAGCTTACTAAATTAAATTATGAGATTAGTGACGAAACCCAAAGAAAAATTACAGATATTACTGAAATTTATCAAGAACAAGTTATTGAAGCAGAAATTGTAGGTAAACCAATACCTGCAGCACCTAAGGTTAAATTGAAGACAGAGGATTACAAATGTACAGAGACTACTATGTACTTAGATTTAAATTCTATTGAGTCAATTGAATTATCAGAAGATGCTGATACTCAAATTGTTACAAAAACAGGTGGGCTATACATAGTTAAAGAGTGTCCTGATGAAATTTTAAAATCTATTCAGGATGCAAAACAAATCTAAAAAATACGAAGAGATAACCGATACAATACGAGAAAAACGAGCTAGTAAGAAAAAGCCTATCAATTTCCAAGTACAGCTAAATGATGAGCAGAAAGAGGCTAAAAAAATAATACTAGAACATGATGTAACAGTATTGTCCGGAAAAGGTGGTAGTGGTAAAACACTTCTAGCGACACAAGTAGCTTTAGATTTGTTATTCAGAGAGGTGGTAAAGAAAATTTACATTACAAGACCTACAGTTAGTGATGAAGAAGTAGGATTTCTTCCTGGAAATTTAAAAGAAAAGTTGGACCCATGGCTTCAACCAATTTATGAAAATTTCTACATGTTGTATAACAAGGAAAAAATTGACGCTTTATTAGCTGATGATATCATAGAAATTGTTCCAATTGCATTTATGCGAGGACGTACATTACCTGAAGCAGTTATAATAGTTGATGAAGCTCAGAACTGTACAGACAAACAAATGGAAATGATTCAGTCTAGGATTGGGGTAAACGGAAAAATGATCATATGTGGAGATTTAGCACAAGTTGATTTAAGAAGTAACATGACAGGTTTTAAGTTTCTTTTTGAATTAGCAGAAAAAATATCTAACTATGGATCATATATCTTAAAGAAAAACCATCGTCATGGTATAGTTGACGCAATTCTTTCAGAGTATGAAAGTAAAAGAGATAATAAATAATTTAACATTTATTTTGAAAATTTTTTAGTGCTGGTATTATATACCGGCATTTTTTGTTTACATTTGTTTTTAAATAAAACTAAATAGTATGAATGATCAAGTAAATGCAATTTTGTCTGAGAATAACGCAGGGGTGAGTAGACCTAAAGAAAACAATAGTTTAATAGTAAACTTAGAACGTACATTTTCAAACTGTCTAGAGACTGCAAAAAGAAAAAACAATGATTACGGAGGAGTTGATAGTAATCCGTACGCTAACTTTTCAAACAGTACAATAGTTGGCGTATCTATCGAGAAAGGAATTCTTGTAAGAATGATGGATAAGGTTTCAAGAATATCTACTTTGCTTGAGAAAGAGAGTCAAGTAAAAGATGAGGCGATTGAAGATACACTTGATGATCTTGTCAACTACACAGCAATATTAAAGTCTTACTTAATGGATAAGAAAAAAGATGGAAAAGGAACGTTATAATCAAATAAGAATTTTACCAATTGAGCAATTTTTGTTTCAATACTACATTGAAACCGCAAAAAATCCGATTGTAAAAAATATACAAGAGTTTATTCAAGCGTTACAGGTATGGATTTCTACTCAAGTGATGGATATAATTGCAGGAATTGAAGATATTGTAAATTATCTTGACAGAAAGTTTGTGTATGTTAGAATTAATAAGTAAATTTGTTTAAATAAAAAATTAATTATGAGCAAAGTATTTTTAAAATTAGAAGGATCTACAGGTAGATTTTTCGAGATGCAGAAAGAAGAAAAAGAAGGGTATGAAAAATTTACCTCTACAGCAGGAACAGTTTCATACAGAAAACATTATAAGAATGTTACTGGTGAGCTTTTAAACACAGAGATCCGTGATACGCAATACGGTCAACAATTTCAATTTGTATTTAAAACAGAAGACTCTATAGTTAAATTAGCAGTAAATATTTTTTCTCAAGATAAAAATGTAGAGAATAGGTATATGGAATCTATTATTAAGCATTTACCAGTTATTAACAAAAATGAGACATACACAGTAAGTGCTTACAACTTTATACCTGAAGGTGAGAAGTATCCAAAAGTAGGATTTTCATTCAAGAAAGGGACAGAAAAAGTTCAATCCGTATTAAAAAACTCTTACTACAAAGATGGTAATTTGGTTGAAGGTGATATTCCTGCAGTTAAATGGGTTGAAAAACTAGGTAAGAAAAAACCATCTACAGCTTCACTAGAATTAAAAGATGAATATTTACTTAAAGTTCTACAAGAAAACAACGAACGTTTAAAATACACTGGGTCAGCTAACACTACTACCGAACCGGAAGAACAGAAAGCAAAAGAAGAAGCTCCTAAGAAGGCTGCTGCAGTTGCTGCCACGATAGAAGACGATGATTTACCATTCTAAATAAAAAATAAAACCCTCTATAACGGAGGGTTTTTTGTTTGTAACAAATTATTATTATATTTGTTAAAAAAACAAAATGAAAGATTTAGAAAATAGAAAATACCTAGTAACTCAAGTATTGAAAGCTATAAAAAAAAGTTTGCCTAAAGTTTGTACGTACTTAAGTTTGTACACAAGAAAAGAGGGAGACATTTGTATAAGAACTGTCATACATAAGAATGAGTTATACTACTCCATTCCACAAGATTTTATTTTTACAGAAGCTTCATACGAAAGGATAAGATCTTTACTGTTTGAAGTTTGTAATCCGGTTTAGTATGTCAATGAGAGAGATGAAATCAATATATGAGTCACTGCTTGAAAGTGGGGATTTGTTAGAGTTGTTTCCAGGCCTTACAGGAGATTGGATAAAAGATAAATTAGATTTTAAAAGGCAGTACGATATTAACAATCAAGTTTTGATTGAAGGTTATGAATTTGATGAATTAGATGAATATGAGTTGTAAAAAATATTTTAAACATGACATTGATTTAGCATTGTCATTAATGGAAGAATTTCCAGATCAAGGAGTAAAAGAAATTGCAGAACTATACTGCAATAAGTTAGGAATTGAATACTGTGATTCTACAAGATCAAGGATTTCAAAACTAAAACACAGCAGCAAGGATTTCTTAAATACTTCAGAAACCGAAACCAATCAGTATTCGGTTCCAATTAGTCCGTTATCCGCACTAAAGGAAGATGGTACAATAATGAAGATAGAAGAATACTGTAAACACTACGGTATAGACAATACTTCTGTACGATCATTTAAGTTGGTAACGCATACAGGTAAAGGTGCATACTATAATATTGCCTCAAAGACAATAGAGCTTAATCACTTTGAAGATTTTTCAAAAAAACTACTAAAGGACCTAGGCAATTTAAAGACACTACCACAAACCGAAATTAGGATCAAGAATGGAACAGGTAACTTACTTGTAATAGATCCTGCAGACATACATATTGGCAAGCTGTCTAAAGCATTTGAGACCGGAGAAAACTATAACAACAATATTGCTGTAAAAAGAGTTATAAAGGGCGTTAGAGGAATCATTGAAAAATCAAAAGGATTCAGAATATCCCAAATACTTTTTATCGGAGGAAACGATATCCTTCATATAGATACTCCAAATAGAACGACTACATCTGGAACTCCTCAGGACACCGATGGTATGTGGTACGAAAACTTTTTGATCGCAAAACAATTATACATTGATGTACTAACCGATTTACTTAAGATTTCTGACGTACATTTTGTATTCAATCCCTCCAATCACGATTACATGAGTGGATTCTTCTTGGCAGATGTGATTAAAACATACTTCAAGAACTGTAAGAACATTACTTTTGATTGTTCTATCATGCATAGAAAGTATTACACTTGGAATAGTAACCTAATTGGGACTACACATGGTGATGGAGCTAAAGAAGATTTACTTCCTTTACTTATGGCCCAAGAAAGTAAGGATTGGAGCTCAACAAAACACAGGTATATTTACACCCACCATATCCACCACAAAAAAAGTAAGGATTATATTGGTGTAACAGTAGAAAGTTTACGTTCTCCTTCTGGAACTGACGGATGGCATCATAAAAAAGGATACCAACACTCACCAAAAGCAATTGAAGGATTTATACATTGCCCTGTACACGGTCAAGTTGCACGTTTAACACATATATTTTAATGAAGCACTTAATATTTTCAGCATTAATTGGATGTATCCCATACAAAGAGAATCAAAAAGAACCAGTATCTTTTAAATCTGCATTTGTAGCAGAGGATAAAAAGAAAAGGATTGCAAAAATAATACTTAATCTACGAGGAAAACATGTAAATATACATTACAAAGGAAAAGTTTACATAATTTATGAAGATTTTACTGAAAAAAGCATAATTAATAGCTAATTTCTGTATATTTGCATTATAGAAAATTAGTTAGATGACTGAAAACAGAAAACATAATGAGCTTTTTAACTTTTTAAAGAGCAGGACACTTCCTTACATTAAGGCGAGTATAAAAGACAATGATACTGCTGAAGAGTTATTTCAAACAAGCTTCATTAAATTGTACACTAGTTACGGTTTAGATTTAAGCAAAAAATCTTCTTTAAATCTTATAAAAAGAATTTCAAAAAATCAAATTACAGATCACTATAGAAAAATGAAATCGTCAAAAGTAGATTTATTTTCATCGTTTGATTTTGTAAAAACAAATGAAGAATTCTATGATTATGAATTGGAAGAAAAAGTTTTACTTATTAAAAAGCTATCAAATAATTTATCTGAGAAATGCAAAATTGTATTTGACATGTTTGCAATAGAAGGTTATATGCATAAAGAAATATCTGATAAGTTAAATATAAATTTTAGCACATCTAAAACTAATTTTTTTAAGGCAAAAAACAAAATAAAAAAACAATTTGATTTGGAATATTTCAAAAATTAACTTAATTTTGTAATTATATGGAGCAACTAATTGGAAAAAGAGTATTGTTAGATCCGGAGGATCCTACAGTTACTGAGTCAGGGATTATTATAGAAGCTACCCAAAAGAACTGGGAAGAGAAGAGGCCTGAGTATGGAACAATAGTATACGTTGGTAATAAAATAGAGTCAGAGTCTATTAAACCAGGTGTTAGAGTTCACTTTAACAAGATGGCTGCTAAACGCCTTGATGTTAAAGGAAATACGTATATCTTATTAAGAGAAGACGATATTAACGGAGTATTTGAGGAGCAATGACTAGACTTTTATGTATAAACTCTGATAGGACAGATGCCTCAAAACATTTTGAATCCTGGATTGAAGAGGGAACTGTTTACACCCTTCGTAGATACACAGGATCACTTGTTGGAAAGCAAGGTGTTTTATTAAACGAGTTAAAAAACCCTTCTGTATACATACATGAACTTGCAGGACGAGCAGAACCTTCTTTTGCAAGAGATAGGTTTACAGAGGTGGATGAGTTAATGAATATTATAGAGAATAAAGAAACTATAAAAGATGGAAGTATCTCTGATAAGTAAGACACAGGGTGTCGGTATGTTCGAGGGTAAATCCTTGGATGAATTAATAGTAGGTCAAGCTCGTGTTTCTACAAGTAGGGAAATGAATGATTTATTTGACGAGCCTCACAAATTATTGAGACACTGCATTTTAAATCAACATTGGTCAATTTTTGAGCTTGCTAACTTAGGTTTTAGAGTAGAGACATCTAGAGCTATTGGAAGAGAGATCCTTAGGCATGGAAAATTTGTAGGTCTTACAGAGTTCTCGCAAAGGTATTCTGATGAAATCGACTTTGAGGATATCGAGCTTAGAAAACAAGCAGTGTCCAACAGGCAATCATCAACTGATAAAGTAAAAGATATTTCTTTTGAATCAGAGTTTAGTAATGGTGATGTATACAAGCAGTGGATAAAAGAAGGTATAGCTAAAGAGACAGCTAGAATGATTTTACCAGAGTGTACAAGAACAACTATTTACCTGAACTTTAGAATAAGAGAGTTGATCACTTTTCTTAACGCTAGATTACATAATACAGCTCAGAAAGAGATAAGAGATTTAGCTAGTATAATGCGAGATATTTTTATTCAGGAATGCCCTATTATTTCAAATTCTTTATTTAACTTTGATCACGCAGAAGAGTTTCATGTTCTTGAGCAGGTGGTATTGGAAAAATATAAACTTAGAGATTCGGTTATAAATAAAAATAGATAAGCTTGTATTTATGCAATGGGATATAGAGAGATTAAAAGATGGTGTAAAAATAAAAGGACAAGATATTTCTTTTGTAGAATTTGACGAGAACGGAAGAGGATTTGCTTTGCACAAAGAACCTAAAGTAGGTTACTGTTTAATAGTTGATAAGACTGCTGTTTCTTACAAATGGATGACAACCAATATAACTGAAGTGATGAGTTTTTCGGAAAAATTCATGCAGTTTAAAACCAAAAAATCAGAATACATAATAACAAAAATACAAGAAACACAAAGGCCACCAACATTTGGAGAACAACTTGTAGGATTATCATTCAATCCATCAGGAGATCCAAAGGTACAAAGAGTAAAAGAAATCTGTGCAGAGTTAGCAGATATATTAGACAAAGAAGGTAGGGCAAAAAATTTGCAAATATACCCTTTAGAATATGCAATTTACATGCACGCAATTGGTGAAGTATTAAATGCACAAATGAACGTAGTAAAAGTTTTAACCCTAAAATAAAATAACCATGTCAGAAGGAAGAGTAACAGTTGGAAAGAGAACACCTATCGAAGGAGCAGTAGAGTGGTGTTTCAGAATTAACAATCAAGAAGTAACAGTATTTGCAACAGCAGAAAAAAATGATCCGTTAAAAATTGAGATCCCTGCAGAGTTAGAAGCTAACATTATCTTTAGCTCAGATACAGATATGTTCGAAATCTTCCCAAGAAAATTAGTGGAAGCAGAAGTAGTTGAAGAGATAAAAACTATCGAAGATGAAAACCCTTCATAGTTTTTCAAAAAAGTCAGCAAAGAACGTTAAGGATATCGTTTTTTGGGGAGACGCAGAAACCTTTAAACTAATCTCTAAAGCATCTTCTATGGAAGAAGGGTGGATGAAGTCTACAAAAGCTATGGAGATAGAAGAAGTAGGTGTAGTAATCCAGGTAACTACTCAGCAACGAGGAATGCAAGAAAGAAGATACTTGCTTGCAAGTGAGTTAGACAAAAAGTACGAAGACAGTACAAGACCTGCTTGGGAAGAAGTATTAGAAACAGATTGGGATGTTGCAGAAGCACTAACATTTGTTCCTGGTGTTAAGATCGAAGAGCAAAGAGATGACTTTGGTGCTGTAACCTCACGAAAAATTGTTAAAATTTAACAACATAACCCCATACAACAATGGGGTTTTTTTATTATATTTGCAATATGAAACTACCAAGAATATACAAAGCAGTATTACCAAAGTTCGAAAAGTACAACGGTAAACCAAAGTTATCTTACTCACAGATCACTTCTTTCAAGGATCCTTTATACAAGGAGCAATACATACTAGGATACTTTTACGGAATTCAAGATCCAGGAAACATATACGCATTCTTTGGAGGCGAAGTTGGAGAGTACATCGAAACCGAAGGAGAACTTGTTGGAGACATGCTTGACGAAGGTACAAGAGAAGTACTCGATAGCCTAGAAAGACCTGAAGGATCTGAACACGAGGTTGAGATTGTAGTGGACCGTGGTGACTACGTTATTCAAGGGTTCATAGATAGAATGTATCCGGTTGAAGGCGGAGTAGAAGTGCTTGACTTTAAAACAGGAAACATAGATACTAAAGCCGCATACTACGGAAGCCAGGATTACCAACAAACAACCCTATACTCATACGCTGTAGAACAAGAAGGATTCCCTGTTAAGAAATCCTTTGTAAAGTTGCTTGGAAGAAAAGGAAATAACATGAGAGGAAACATGCTGAGACTATCCGGAGCAATAAAAGATATTCCAACCCCATACTCTACGGAGAGAGCAGAAATATTCTTAGCTAAAACAGATAGCGTAGCAAAAGAAATTTCAAGATTATACAAATTGTATTTACACCTAAACTCATAATAACAAATGGAAAAATTAGTAAAAGAAAGAGTGCCAATGGCAGAGCATGCATTGGTAAACAAAATAAACGAAATAGTTTTTGAGATAAACAAACTAAAGAAAAAATCCCAGGAACAACAAAGCACCTATAACAGAGCAATCAACTATACCAAATCAATATTTAATAAAAAATGAATAAATACGCACTAACACAAGTAAGAGACCTAGTCCTCAAAAAAGAATACAAGTTCTTCGAGGATAACTCAAACAAAGCATACGATGTAAACATTGTAGGTATCCGTAACACGTCAACCGGTAAAAAGGTAACAAACATATTCGATGACCTAATAACATTATCCTACAAAGATGAACAAGGAGTATGGCAATACCATGAGTGGGCAGCAACAACAGACCCAGGAAAGAAATCCATGCTACAATGGAGAGCAATGGGAATCACAGGAGGTTGTGCTCGATTAGTAGCAGGCCAATACAGAACAACATACGCCATCGATCTGCACCAAGGAAAGTATAAAGCCCTATGTCAACGATTAGCTAACGTAAAAGTGTACCGTGATACAAACCTAGACCTAGAATATAGCGAAGATAAAGTTACCGAGGGAATGTATGGTATCAACATCCATAAAGCAGGTCGCGATTCTACATGGGTAGAAAACTGGTCAGCCGGATGCCAAGTGTTCAAACGAGTAAAAGACTTTGATCAGTTTATGGCAATAATTAATAAAAGTGCCAAAATACATGGAAACAAATTCACGTACACACTACTAGAAATATAAACAAACAACCAAACAAAGTTATAAAGGGGGTCTCAGAAATGTACCCCCCTTTTTGTTTTGTAGCATAAAGCAATCACTAAAGCCATATATAACCTTTAATGACCGATTTATACGACACTATACCCCTATGTCTCGTTGTCGTTATCTCGTTTTCGTTGTCGTTGTAGGGGGGATATCTCAAATTTACACATCGTCCATGAGCGACTACATACCTATTCCAGAATTTTCCAGGAATTTTCCAGTTTTTTGGGTTCACCCCACACAAAGACAAGCTAACCTAACTCCCTGTAAACCAGGTAGTTACAACTATAACAGATAAAGCGTTGATTATTAAGCAGTTAGCTCAGATCTTCACAACTATCTCACTACTAAGTAGTTACGTAACACATTAGCATACAGATAGTTAGCTAACTTTTTGAAAACTAAGCAGTTACATAAGTACCTGAGTACCAATCTATTAATTAACTATTTGATTATAAACCTATTGCATAACTAATTGATCATTAATAGTTTACATAACATATTAATACATAGACACTTGCATAACTAATTGATTAACAATCTATTACATAACTAATTGATCCTTAGATACTTACATAACTAATTGATTAGTAATAGTTTACATATCGCTTATAATCTAATCAAAAAAATGCTTATAATCTAATCATAAACATAGCTATTAATTACAATTAATTCATATTCATAACTACTTAATAATCAGCAGGTTACAGATCTTGGTTAAAATCTAATCAATAAAAATGATTAAAATCTAATCAATAGATCACAAAAAAATTTGTTAAAATATGTTAAAAATTACAAATAGTACATAATGTAATTACTTGATAATCAATTACTTAAAAAATAATTGTTAAAATTTGTTAATTTATTGCTAATTTTTAGAAATGATTACTTAAATTTACAACGTGAATAGTTCACATCGTTCTTTATTTATTATTTAAAATTTTTGTTATGAAAACAAATGTAAAAAATTCAGCTCAAGTAGTTGAAAATCAAGTAGTTAACAAG